TAAGTTTGTTGATAATATATTATTTGGGTATATAACAATAAATGCAGAAGGTCAAGAGGAAAGAACTATATTCACAAGAGAAACTTTATCTTACTCAGCAGGGTCAAGATTTAGTAAACTTCCTTCTCAAATACCTTTTAATGCAAAGGAATTTAAAGCCACTTGGGAAAGAGCCATAGAAGAAGAATTAAATGAAAATCCTGATGGATTTACAACTGATAAGAAAGCAATAGTAAAAGAAAGAGTTGTTGATTTTGATTCTACTATGAATGAAATAAAAAAATTAGTAGGTGAAAAATTCGCACCAAATAACAGAATGGATATAGTTACTGAGATTGGAGAGAAGTATTTAGGGGTATCTAAAAAGATAACTGAAGCAACTCCAAACCAAGCTGATATATTAGATGTTATATTATCAGAATTAGAAGGAAAAGTTGAAGAACTTAAATTATAAGCAAATAATTAAAAGTGGGATAGGGATATCTGTTCCACTTTTTATTTAGGGGGTATAGTATGAAGTTTAAGAGTCCTGTGAATTGGTATGGAGGAAAATATTATATGGCTAAAGATATAATTGACATATTTCCACCTCACAAAATGTATGTTGAGGGATTTGGTGGTGCAGGTCATGTTCTTTTTAGAAAAGATAGAAGTGAAATGGAAGTGTACAATGATTTACATAGTGGTTTATATTTAATCTTTAAAATGCTTAGGGAAGAAAATAAAGAGTTTATAAGAAAACTATCATTAACTCCATACTCAAGAAAAGAATTTGAAGATAGTAAATTATGGATGAGTGAAATTGATGAAATAGAAAAAGCAAGAAAATTCTATGTTAGAACTATGCAAAGTGTAGCTAGTAATGGTGGTTGGTGTTATGCTAAATCAAAAAGTAGAAGAGGTATGTGCCAATCAGTTAGTAGATGGTTGGGTAACATAGAGGAAAATTTAAGTGGAGCAATTGAAAGATTAAAAGAAGTTCAAATAGAAAACCTAGATATAATTGAATTAATAAATAAATATGATAAAAATGACACTTTGTTTTACTTAGACCCTCCATACATAACAGAAACAAGAAAGCAAAAGAAATCTTATGACCATGAAATGAACGATACTCAACACAAAGAATTAGTTGACACTCTATTGAATATAAAAGGCAAGGTGATACTAAGTGGATATGACCATCCAATATACAATAAGTTACTCGAACATGGTTGGAAAAAGGAGCTACTTGGAAATTATTCAAAGAGAAGCCAAAAGACAAATGAAGGTGAACTAAATAAAGGACAAGAGTTTGTATGGGTTAATTTCTAGGTAGATAATATTTTATATTTTAGGGGGTAAAATATGAAACCAATATTAATAAATGCAAAAACATTAAAAGAAAACAAGATTGAGGAGTTAAGAAGTGAGATAACTAAGTTAGGAAGAAAACCAAAGTTGGTTATTTTATCTGCTTCAGATGATAAAGCAAGTGAAAACTACATAAGAAATAAGATAAAAATAGGAGAAGAAGTTGGATTAACTGTTGAGGTTTTAAAATCAAATGAAAGTGTAACTACAGAAGAAATGTTAGAAACTATTCATCAATTAAATCATGATGTGAACACTGACGGAGTAATACTTCAGTTACCTGTATACAAACACTTGGATAGCAATAAATTAATTAAAGCCATAGCTCCATACAAGGATGCAGATTGCTTTAGCTCTGCCAAATTAGGAGATTTAGTTCAAGGAAATTCTAAAGTTAAACCTTGCACTCCAAATGGTGTTATGAATCTTTTAGATTGCCATAATGTATGTGTGCAGGGCAAGGATGTTGTTGTTATAGGTAGGTCAGTTCATGTTGGATTATCTTTATCTATTATGCTAACTCAAAGAGGTGCAACAGTAACTACTTGTAATTCTAGAACAAAGGATTTAAAAAGTAAAATACAACAAGCAGATATAGTTATATCTTGTGTTGGTCAAATGGATTTAATTGATCCAAGATGGATGAAAAAAGGAAGTGTTTTATTAGGTGTTGGTATAACAGTTGATGAAAACTTTAAACAACAAACAGATTACAATGTTAATGCAATGCTTGAATTTAGTGAATGTAGTATGGTTGGGGATAGAGTTAATACAACTGGAACTGCCACAGTTTTATCTTTAATAGAAAATGTAGTTGAACTAGCTAAAAAATAAAAAGGGGGATTTTTTATGTTAGTCATAAAAAGAAATAATACAATAGTTGAATTTGATAAAAACAAAATAGAAGTTGCAATACTTAAAGCAATGAAATATGGTAGTGGGATATATGATGAAGATATAGCTACTAAAATATCTAATGAAATTGAACATGAAATGAAACATCATAAAGAAAATCAAGTTTCTCATGATGTTACTACAATAACTATAATAGAAGATATAGTTTACAATAAGTTAATAGAAAATAAACATGAATTAACTGCAAAGGCTTATGAGGGATATAGAGCTGTTCAATCATTTAAAAGAGAAGTAAATACTACAGATGAAAGTATAATGGGACTTTTAAATTCTACTAATAAAGAAGTTATGAATGAAAACTCTAATAAAAACTCTTACTTAGCAAGTACACAGAGAGATTTAATAGCAGGGGAAGTGTCTAAAGATATAGCAAGAAGAAAGCTTATACCTGCTCATATAGTACAAGCTCATGACAATGGAGTGCTTCATTTCCATGATGCTGATTACACAATGCAAAATATCTTTAACTGTTGCTTAATAAACCTAGAGGATATGCTTCAGAATGGAACTGTTATAAATGAGAAAATGGTGGAAAAACCAAAGTCATTTGAAACAGCTTGTACAATAGTTACTCAAATAATAGCTCAAATAGCTAGTGGTCAATATGGTGGAAATAGTATAACTATAAAGCATATAGCACCATTCTTAAGAGATACATTTGATAAATATTACGATAAGTATATAACAGAATTTGATGAAGCTACTGCTACTAAATTAGCAGAAGATAGAATGATGGAGCAATTAAGAAATGGTATCCAAACTATACGTTACCAACTTTCTACACTTTCGACAAGTAATGGACAATCACCTTTCACAACTATTTATTTAGAAATAGAAGAAGGTCATCCATATGAAAAGGAAATGGCTCTTATATGTGAAGAGATGGTAAGACAAAGAATAGAAGGAATGAAGTCTTACAGAGGTCATAATATAGGAGAAGAGTTCCCTAAACTTATATATTTATTAGACCATCACAACTGCTTAGAAGGTGGTCGATATGATTACATTACAAAACTATGTGCAGAATGTAATGCTAAGAGGTTAGTTCCTGACTACCAAAGTGCTAAGATAATGAGAAAAAATTATGAAGGACACACTTTCCCTGCAATGGGTTGTAGATCACACTTGAGTCCTTGGAGAGATGAGAATGGAAACCATAAGTGGTACGGAAGGTATAATTGTGGAGTGGTGAGCTTGAACCTTGTACAAGTTGCACTAACTGTTAATAAAGATATGGATAAGTTTTGGAGAGTTCTTGATGAAAGATTAGAACTTTGTAAAGAAGCTCTATTAACTAGAATAGATTTATTAAAAGGAACTAAGTCAGATGTATCTCCTATCCATTGGCAATATGGAGGAATAGCAAGACTTAAAAAAGGTGAAACTATAGATAAATTACTTGAAGGTGGATATGCTACTGTTTCTCTAGGATATGTAGGAGTACATGAAATGACACAAGCAATGTTAGGTGTATCTCATACAACTAAAGAAGGAGAAGAGTTTGCTCTTAAAGTAATGAATCACTTAAATAACACTTGTAAGAAGTGGAAAGAAGAAACTGGCTATGGATTTGGTTTATATGGTACACCAGCAGAAAGTTTAACTTCAAGATTCTGTAGATTAGATAAGCAAAAATTTGGAGAAGTAAAAAATGTAACTGATAGAAAATACTATACAAACAGTTATCATGTTCATGTTACTGAGGAAATAGATGCTTTCAAAAAATTAAAGTTTGAGTCTCAGTTCCATAACATAAGCTTAGGAGGTTGTATCAGCTACATAGAAGTGCCAAATATGCAAAAAAATCTTAAGGCAATAGAGCAAGTTATAAACTACATATACCACAACGTACAATATGCTGAGATAAATACTAAGGCGGATGTATGCTTTGAATGTGGTTATGAAGGTGAAGCTGAAATAGTTAATGAAATCAATTGGAGATGTCCTAACTGTCAAAATACAGATACATCTAAAATGCAAATAATGAGAAGGACATGTGGTTATATCGGTTCAAATGAATGGTCAGAAGGTAGAACTCAAGAAATTGCACAAAGGGTTTTACATTTATAATATGAGATATTCATTAATAAAACCAAATGATTCAGTAAATGGAGAAGGTATCTCTGTGTCTTTATGGACACAGGGATGTCCTCATTATTGTGAAGGTTGTTTTAATAAAAGCACTTGGGATTTCAATAAAGGTAAAGAATTTACAAAATCAGATATGCTTACTATTTTAGAACTTTTAGATGCAGATGGAGTTCATAGAGATTTATCTATCTTAGGTGGTGAGCCTTTATGTCCTGAGAACTTTTATGGTGTTATAGAACTATGTTCATACATTAAGAAGTTTAGACCAAGTACAAAAATATTTATATGGTCAGGGTATACTTGGGAAGATTTATTGATTAAATATGATTCTTCTATATTTAATTTTGATGTTCTAATTGATGGTAAATTTGAAAAGAATTTAAAGGACTTATCTTTAGTTTTAAGAGGCTCTAGTAATCAAAGAATTATAGATGTGAATAAAACTTTAAAATCAAAAAAAATCATTAACTATTTATAGTAATTTAGGAAAAACTCTTTGATAATATAGGGGTTTTTCTTTTTTTTGACAAAAATAATTGAATGTGGTAATTTATATATATAATTGGAAAAAATTTCAAAAAGGAGTAAATAAAATGAAAGAATTATCAGGGTATAATAATTATAATTATGAATTTATAGATACAGAAAGTATTAGTAAAAATGTATCATCTGTAAAATATGAAAAGCATATGTTTGGAGAAGATAGATGGATAGATGTAAATCTTATAAAGATAGATATATCTGTTCAAAGGGAAATGCAAGAAAATCATGTAGCTAAAATACTAAAGAAATTTGATCCTCAAGCTTTTGGTAGACTAACTGTATCCTTAAGAGAAGATGGGTACTACTATTGTTCTAATGGTCAACATAGATTAGAGTGTGCAAAACGTTTAGGATTAAAAGAAGTTCCTTGTATAGTAATTAAAAATAACTCAATTAAGGAAGAAGGGGAGTCTTTCATAAAAGTTAATGAAGTATCTGCAAAAGTATCTGCTTTAGATAAGTACCGTATAGGTGTTTCAAGTGAAATAACTGAATGGCTTAGAGTTAAAGAATGTTTAGATTTTGTAGATTTAGAAGCAGGAACAGGAGCTAATAAAATAAGTTGTATGTCTGTTATATATAAGTCAATAAACTCAGCCACTTTATTATCTTCTATAGATAAAAATATGTTTGTTACTAAAAGAGCTTTATATATATTAAAGCATACAGTTGGAGTTAAGGGAATAACAAATCAAATGTTTAATGGTATGACAATATTTGTTAGACATTATGTACTTACTGGGGATACAGATATTAAAACAGTAGTGGATAGATTATCTAAAGTTGATTACAAGGCTATTACATCTAAAGCTCATGATATGAGAGAAAATTCAACTAAGGGTAAGATAGATTCTTATGTAGCTTATCTGTTTTGGGTTGAATTTAACAAAGGCTTAAGAGTTAAATTACCTTTAAAAATAGAAGTATAGGAGAAGCTAATAATGAATTTACTAAGAGAAAAGATTGCAAAAGAGATGGTTAATGAATTTATAGAAGAAGAATTTCAAGGGATAAAATCTTTTATTTATAAAAAGCTTTGGGAGGACATTGAAGAAGGTAAAGAATCTGTTCTTGAATTACCATATAATAAAAATATAATTATACTAAATGGTAAGATAAGCTTTGATAACAAAAAAACTTTTTTACATAGGTCTGAGGAAAAGTTAATAGCACAAGCCTTTGAAGATTTACAAAAATCTTCTGCCAATAGTTTAGTTAAAGAAATATGTGATGAACATCAAAAAAACCTTAATAGAGTAGAGAAGGCTAGAGTAGAGAAGGTTATAGATAAGCATAGTTCAGAAAGCAATCTTTTAAATGAACTTTCAAAATCAGATGATGATAAAGAAGACATAGTTAAATACCTTACTCTTACTTTAGAATTAGAAGTTATAGATGAACAAATAGAGCTATTAAAAGAAATAGGAGGTAACAAAGAAAAGTTACTTTCTCTATTAGAAGAAAAACATAAATTAATAAAAAACTTTAGAAATATTTAAATAAAAAAGAACTGATTTTTTCAGTTCTTTTTTATTGATTTTTTTCGACTTTATTATTATAATTAATATTGTAAGCAAATAATTGAAATTGAAATTTATTTCAAAATATCTTTAATTGGAGGTACTATGAAAAATATTTTTGTTATTGTAGGAAAATCAGGTAGCGGAAAATCAACTTTAGCTGAAGGTATATGTAAAAGATTAAATATATCTAATGTTGTTATGACAACAACTAGACCCAAAAGGATAAATGAAATAGATGGGGTTGATTATCGTTTCATAGATGATGATGAGTTTAAAGCTATGGCTGATATAGGTGAATTTATTCAGTATACATCTTTTAGAGATTGGAATTATGGTGTAGAGAAAAAAGCTTTAGATAATTGCTCTAGTAAAAATATAGTAATGGTATTAAGTCCAAAAGGTCTTATTGCTCTTACTCATGGTATCTCTAAGGAAGAATATAAGATTATACCAGTGTATGTAAGCTGTAGTGATAGAACAAGACTTAAAAGAGGTCTAGATAGAGATTCAGATGTTAAAGAACTTATAAGAAGATTTGGTGCAGACAATGAAGACTTTGAAGGTGTTGCTGATTACATATTTGAACTTGGAGGATTTGCAATAAGCAATGATTTTAACTCTATAGATTATGCAATGGATGTATTGGAGAT